GATGAATATAAAACATCATTCAAACGATAACAAAAAATTTAAAGGTGTCTTAACGGACACCTTTTTTAATTTGACTTTTTACTATTTATCACCTATCTTTATCTAACAATTTAACAAATTAATTTTATAACACATGAGTTCATTAGACGCCGTATTGGCACAGTACGAAAATTCAAAACAATCAGGGGGCGGAGCCCAAGGGAAAATGTCGCAAGACGAAAGAATGAAAAAATATTTTGCACTTATCTTAAGTGATAAGGAGCAATCTGGACAAAGAAGAGTTAGAATCTTACCTACAAGCGATGGTTCATCACCATTTAAAGAAGCTTGGTATCATGAGATACAAGTAGGGGGGCAATGGCAAAAATTCTACGACCCGGGAAAAAATGATAACGAACGTTCACCTTTAAATGAGGTTTATGAGGAGTTAATTTCAACCGGAAAAGAATCAGACAAACAATTGGCGGCTCAGTATCGTTCTCGTAAATTCTATATCGTAAAAGTTATTGATAGAGATAAAGAAGAAGATGGACCAAAATTTTGGAGATTTAAACACAATTACAAAAATGATGGTATCTTAGATAAAATCATTCCAATTTGGAGAAACAAAGGAGATATTACCGATGCTAAAATTGGTAGAGATTTAATCATTGAATTAAATAAAACAAAAGCTCCAAATGGTAAAGAATATACTGCAGTATCTACAATTATGTACGAAGACCAAGGTCCGGTACATACTGACCCGGCACAAGCAAACGCTTGGATTACTGACGAATTAACTTGGTTAGACGTTTACTCTAAAAAACCTGTTGAATATCTTGAAGCAATTGCTCGTGGAGAAACACCAAAATGGGATTCTGAAAAAGGGGGATACGCTTACGAAAGTGATTCAGTAAATACAGAATCATTTGGTGGTGGAAAATCTCAAAGTTCTGCACCGGTTGACCCTCAAGCAAATGATTTACCGGATGAAGAGCTTCCATTCTAAAATGGAAAAACTACCTTTCTAAAATAAACATCTTGTATGGTACCTTGTATGGTACCATACATTTTAATTTTATCATATGACATTTAAAGAAGAAATTGACCTACAATTAAGGGATAATAAAATGTTGTCTTATGAAATATTAAGTCAACTAAAAGATAAAGGATACTTCTCGGGTAGAGATAAACAAATTGGTGAAACAGTTTTGTTTGGAATGTTAGATGAAGGGACTAATGAAGAAGGTGTAATTAGTATTCGATTAATTACTTTTCATGAAGAAGAAATTGATGTACTATATGGTGAAGATTCTTCAAAATACAATAGAAATAAAACAAACAAATTACCACACATAAAAAAAATAGAAAATGGCGATTAAGAAAAACGATTTTAAGTCAATTAAAGATAAGTTCTCAGTATCTGCAAAATATAAGCCACAAAGATTTTTTGACTTAGGTCCGGATTTCTTAGATGCGGTTGGATTACCGGGACCGGCTATTGGACATCTTAATATGTTCTTGGGTCACTCGGATACGGGTAAAACAACTGCACTTGTAAAAACAGCGGTTGATGCTCAAAAGAAAGGTATTTTACCTGTCTTTATTATTACAGAACAAAAATGGTCATTTGAACACGCTAAGTTAATGGGGTTTGATTGTCAGGAAGTTGTTGATGAAGAAACCGGTGAATTAGATTGGGATGGATTTTACATATTTAATAATAACTTTAACTATATTGAACAAATTACGGATTATATCAATAACTTATTGGACGAACAAGAAAAAGGCAATTTGGATTACAGTTTATGTTTTATGTGGGATTCAGTTGGTTCTGTTCCTTGTAAAATGACTTATGAAGGCAAAGGTGGAAAGCAGCATAATGCCTCTGCATTAGCCGATAAGATTGGAATGGGTATCAACCAAAGAATCTCAGGTTCTCGTAAATCTGATTCAAAATATGAGAATACTTTAATTATTGTTAATCAGCCATGGGTTGAATTACCTGATAATCCATTCGGTCAACCAAAGATTAAAGCTAAAGGTGGAGAAGCAATTTGGTTAAACTCATCATTGGTTTATTTATTTGGAAACCAAAAAGGTGCTGGAACAACTAAGATTACTGCAACTAAAGATAAACGAACTATTAAGTTTGCGTCAAGAACAAAAGTTTCGGTAATGAAAAATCACATCAATGGATTAGGTTATGATGATGGAAAAATTATTGTAACACCACACGGATTCATTGCGGGTAAAGATTCGGCGGAAGAAAAAATTAATATTGAAAAATATAAAAAAGAATATGCGGAATATTGGAAAAACATCATTGGAACGGATGGCGACTTTGACCTAAAAGAAGAAAAAGAAGAAAAAGAATTTTAAAATATTATTTACCTCTAAATCACCAATGTGATTAAAACATTATTAGTAGACGGTTCCAACTTAATGAAGATTGGATTCCACGGAGTAAAAGACCTTTATAGTGATGGAAGTCACTTAGGAGCTATTTACCACTTTATAAATACAATTCGGAAATTCCTTGAGGAACATAACTACGATAAAGTAGTTGTGTTCTGGGATGCCGAACATAGTTCATCCACTCGGAAAGAACTTTATCCACAATATAAAGGAAATAGAAAACAAGATATGAATGAGTTTAAGTACGAATCATATCTACAACAAAACGCTCGTATTAAAGAATATCTTGAGGAAGTCTTTGTTAGACAAGTTGAGATGGTTTATAATGAGGCGGATGACTTGATTGCTTATTATTGTCAGAGAGCAACTAATGAAGAGATTACCATTTTTTCATCAGATAAAGACCTTACACAGCTTATTTCAGATAAGGTAACCATTTACTCGCCAAACGCAAAACAATACTTTAAACAGGGTGATATGATTACAATTAATAAAATTCAGATACCTCACTATAATGTATTACTTTGTAAGATTCTTACCGGAGATAGTTCAGATAACATTAGTGGAATTGAAGGTTTAGGGGAAAAAACTTTAGTTAAATTATTCCCTGATATGCTGGTTAAACCATGCACTATAAACGAAATAAGGGTTAATGCCGGAATTATCGTGCAGGAAAAGAAATCAAAAGTTTTGGAAAATATTTTGACTGGTAAAACAAAAAATGGTATACTTGGTGAAGAGTTTTACACTACAAACAAAAAAATAGTTGATTTATCTAACCCCTTAATAACTAATGATGGAAAAGAATTAGTCGAACAAATTATAACCGACACGATTGACCCTACTGATAGGGGATACAAAAACTTAATGAGAATGATGATGGAGGACGGACTCTTCAAATATCTTCCAAAAAATGATGAAGCTTGGGTAAACTTCCTAAGACCATTTATGAAATTAACAAGAAAAGAAAAACGAAACACAAACAAAAATTAAATTTATGAGAGAGCAAGAAAGCACTAAGATGGAATTTTTATTGACATTAAACGATAACATCGTAGTCCAAAGATTCTTTAACGTAAGAGGGTTTAACCCAAAAGCAAAAAGTTCGATTGAACTATATGAATTCGTTGCTGAGTTCAAGGAAGAACTTCAAGAATACTTGAAAATGAAGACATTAGCGTATATGATGGATAACCAAGATTCAATTATGCATGACCCAAGTATTATGGACACATCGTTCACTGATGGACCTGAAGTGTTTAACATTATTATCAAATTAGGTGAACAGACAATTTGTCATAGAATTTTTGATGGAAAATTTTATCCACCAAAAGTTCGTTATACTGTTGATGTAAGACCTTTCCTAAAGGAAAGACTTCGAGGATTGACTGACATTTTTTCAGATAAAAAATTAAGTTATAATTATTTGGAACTTGACTTAAGTAAGTAAGTATTTAATAATACAAGGATAACTTTTAAAACAATTTATGAATAAAAATTTCGATTATTTAGGGAACACATTTCAAATACAATTACTGAATCAGATTATATTAGATAAGGACTTTTCATCTTCAATTATGGATGTTATTGAGCCAATCTATTTCGATAACAAGTACTTTAAAATCATTTTACAGATGACAAAAGAGTACTACAAGAAATACGAATCTACTCCTAATTTCGATACCCTTGAACAGATAGTTAAGTCTGAAATCTCTCAAGAGATGGTTGCCAAGATTGTTTTGGACACATTAACTCAAATCAAAGATGCGCCATTTGAAGGGACGACTTTTGTTCAGGAGAAAGCATTGAAGTTCTGTAAACAACAAGAACTTCAAAAGGCGATGGACAAGGCTCAAAAAATTATTACTCAAGGGGATTTTGAGTCTTATGATAAGGTAGAAGGACTTGTAAGAGATGCATTACAGGTTGGAGTAATAGATAAAGGTCAAACTGATATCTTCGCTAATTTAGATACCGTACTTGATGAGGATTATCGTCATCCAATTCCAATGGGAATTAAAGGTATTGATAAACTATTGAAAGGTGGTTTGGCTAAAGGGGAGATTGGAGTTATACTTGCTCCGACAGGTGTGGGTAAAACAACTATCTTATCAAAAATAGCAAACACGGCATTTAATTTAGGGTATAATGTATTACAAATATTTTTTGAAGACAACCCAAAAATTATTCAAAGAAAACATTTTACAATGTGGACTGGTATTGAACCGGATAATTTGGTTCAATACAAAGAAGAGGTGATGAGTAAAATAACGGAGATTAAAGAGACAATGCAAAACAGATTAGTTTTACACAAATTGGCATCAGATACGATGACTATGAGTCAAATTAAAAATCAGGTTAGAAAGATGATTGCTGATGGTGTTAAACTTGATATGGTTTTATTGGACTATATTGATTGTGTACTACCGGAATCAACTAGTAAAGATGAGTGGAAAGCGGAAGGGTCAGTAATGAGAGGATTTGAGGCTATGTGTCACGAACTTGATTTAGTTGGTTGGACTGCAACACAAGGTAACAGGGCTTCAATTTCATCGGAAGTTGTAACTACAGACCAAATGGGTGGGTCAATTAAAAAGGCTCAGGTTGGTCACGTAATTATTTCGGTGGCTAAAACATTACAACAAAAAGAGATGGGTCTTGCAACCATCGCTATTACTAAAAGTCGTTTAGGACAAGATGGAGTTGTGTTCGAAAACTGTAAATTTAATAACGAATTACTTGAAATCGACACAGAAAGTTCAGTGACATTCTTAGGGTTTGAAGCACAACAAGAAGATAGAAAAAAAGATAGAGTTAAAGAACTTTTAGAAAAAAGAAAACAAAGAGAACAACAAAGTCAACAAACACAAATTTAATTTAAAACATGAAAGAAAAAATATTAGAACCAAATAATGACAGATTTGTCATTTTCCCTATCGAACATAATGATATATGGGAATTTTATAAACAACACCAAGCGGCGTTTTGGACTGCGGAAGAAGTGGATTTATCTAACGATATTAGAGATTGGGAAAACCTATCTGACAATGAGAGATACTTTCTTAAAAATATATTAGCGTTTTTTGCCGCGTCTGATGGTATTGTAAATGAGAACTTAGCCGAGAATTTCTTAAAAGAAGTTCAGTATGCTGAAGCAAAATTCTTTTACGGATTCCAAATTATGATGGAGAATATTCACTCGTTAATGTACTCATTATTAATTGATACTTATGTGTCTGATGATAAAGAAAAAGACGAATGTTTCCATGCCATTGATAGATTGCCTGCGGTTCAAAAGAAAGCGAAATGGGCTCTTGATTGGATTGAGAATGCTTCCTTCCAAGAAAGATTGGTTGCTTTCGCGGCGGTTGAAGGTATCTTCTTCTCAGGTTCATTCTGTTCTATCTTTTGGATGAAATCAAGAGGGATTATGCAAGGATTATGTAATGCTAACTCATTAATCTTTAAAGATGAGAACTTACATTGTGATTTTGCTATTCATTTGATTAACAATCATGTTGAAAACAAACCAAGTGAAAAAAGAATTAAAGAAATATTATTATCTGCATTAGAGATTGAAAAAGAGTTTATTACAGAGTCTTTACCTGTATCTTTAATCGGTATGAATTCTAATTTAATGAAACAATATTTAGAATTTGTAACTGATGGGCTATTGGTTAAATTTGGTTGTAAAAAACAATTTAATGTTGACCAACCATTTAAATTTATGGAACAAATTGCTGTTGAAACAAAAGGTAACTTTTTTGAATCAAGAACTATGGAGTACCAAAAGGCTAAATTAGGTGAGTCATTAACATTCACGGAAGATTTCTAATTAAAAACATATGATGTCATTAAAGATTAAAAAAAGAGGGGGAGATGAAGTTTCATTTAACCCTCAAAAAATTTACAATAGAGTTAAACGAGCGGCTAAAGGTTTAAATGTTAACTCAGACGAGATTTTTATTAAAGTAATTACTTCAGTACCAACTGAAGGGTTTATTACAACTAAAGAGTTAGATAAATTGGTATATGAGATTGCCGCATCTTATACAGGTAGTCATCACGACTACTCAAGATTGGCATCATCTGTTGCTATTTCTGCATACCATAAAGAAACTGATGAAAGTTTTTGTAACACAATGCACGCCTTACACGTTGATGGAATCATTAATGATAAGTTAATGGAAACTATTGAACTATATGGTCCTAAAAATATTGATTCTGTAATTAATCACGAGAATGATTATAATTTTGATTATTTTGCGTGGAAATCATTACAGGAAATGTATTTGTTAAAAAACCCTGAAGGTAAAGTAATTGAAAGACCTCAACATATGTATATGAGAGTTGCTCTATGGGTTACTAAATCATTTGAACAAGCGGTTGAGTATTACCAATCATTGTCGAATCAACTTATTTCTCCTGCAACACCAATTATGATTAACGCGGGAA